TTTCCAACAGTTTTTGATGAAAATCAAATAATTATAAATAAACAATAGAACTATCCAGTTACAGGAGAAAACGATGTCAATCGAACAAAAAATCGCAGAAATCTTAGCAGAATCAAAAAAGGCACAACTCAACGAGCAAGTCTCTGATGAGAGTGTAGAAGAAATTACTGAAGCTGAAGTAAATCCAGATAATGCACGTAATAACGTGGATAATGAAAAAGAAGCTGAAGGTGGTACTAGCAAGAAGCCGAACAAAGCTACTCAAGGTGCATCCGCACCAGAAGCAATGGCAGCTGGTATTAAAGAAGATATTGATGCGCTTATGAATGGTGAAGAACTTTCTGAAGAATTTAAACAGAAAGCAACTACTATTTACGAAGCTGCAGTTATGAATCGTGTTAAGCAAGAAGTAGCACGATTACAAGAAGAATTCAACAGCAAACTTGAAGAAGAAGTTGCTAAGAATGTAGAGGGTCTTGTTGAACAAGTTGATGGATACCTTGGCTACGTTGCCGAGCAGTGGATGAAAGATAATGAAATTGCCCTAGATCGTGGAATGAAGTCAGAAATTCTTGAGAGCTTCGTGTCTGGTATGAAAAATCTATTTGAAGAGCACTATATCGATGTTCCTGAAGAGCGTTTCGATGTGCTTGGCGAAATGGAAAATAAGATTGAAGAACTTGAATCAAAACTTAATGAACAAGTTGCGACAAACATCGAGATGTCTAAAACCATCTCTGAAAAAAATCGTGCTGAAATCGTTAAAAATATCAGTGAAGGTTTAACCAGCACTGAAGTAGAAAAGTTTAATAATCTTGTTGAAGAACTTTCATATGATGACGCAGAATCTTTTGAAACTAAAGTAAAGACTATCCGTGAAAGCTATTTCACAGCAAAAACGACCACTGTTAAATCAGTTGTTACAGATGCTCCAGTAGAGAATTTGACAGAAGAAAACAAGCCAAAACTTGATTCAACTATGTCAGCTTATCTAACAGCACTCAACAAAAACAAATAAGGAAAATAAAATGACTACTCGTCAAGATTTAGTAAAAAAATGGGCACCGATTCTTGAGTCGGACGCTGCATCCCCAATTAAAAATAATTACATCAAAGAAGTAACTGCAGTTCTTCTAGAAAACCAAGAAATTGAAATGCGTCGTGGTCGTGAAGCCATGGGCGAATTAAACGAAGCAGCACCAGCTAACGCTGTTGGCTCTTATGGTGATACTGGCGGTTTCGCTAAGTTTGATCCAGTATTGATCAGCTTGGTTCGTCGTTCAATGCCACAATTGATTGCGTATGATGTTGCTGGTGTTCAACCAATGACTCAGCCAACTGGTTTGATTTTTGCAATGAAGTCACGTTACAGCACTCAAGGTGGTACTGAAGCGTTGTTCAACGAAGCAGATACAGACTTCACTGGTACTGGTACTCACTCTGGTGTTTATGACTTTGCTGGTAGCGAAACTACTGGTTCTGGTCTAGCAACTGCTGACGCTGAGCGTCTAGGTCAAGGTGGTCAAGGTGATGGTTCCTTCGGTGCTATGGCTTTCTCTATCGAAAAAACTTCTGTGACTGCAAAGACTCGTGCTTTGAAAGCAGAATACTCTATCGAATTAGCACAAGACATGAAGTCTGTTCATGGTCTTGATGCTGAAGGTGAACTAAGCAACATTCTTTCTACTGAGATCCTTGCTGAAATCAACCGTGAAGTTATTCGTACAATTTACAAAACAGCAAAACCTGGTGCTGCAGTTGGTACTACTGCTGCTGGTACTTTCGACTTAGATACTGATTCTAATGGTCGTTGGTCTGTTGAAAAATTCAAAGGTCTAATGTTCCAAATCGAACGTGAAGCCAATGCAATCGGTCAACAAACTCGTCGTGGTCGTGGTAACTTTATCATCACTTCTGCAGATGTTGCATCTGCTCTAGCGATGGCTGGTGTTCTTGATTACACTCCTGCCCTACAAGGTAACAGTTCAATGAACATCGATGATACTTCTACTACTTTCGCTGGTGTGTTGAACGGCAAGTACAAAGTTTATGTTGATCCATACACTGCAAACGTAAGTGCTACTCAGTTCTTCGTTGTTGGTTACAAAGGTCAATCTGCTTTTGACGCTGGTTTGTTCTATTGCCCATACGTGCCTCTACAAATGGTTCGTGCTGTTGATCCTAACAGCTTCCAACCAAAGATTGGTTTCAAGACTCGTTACGGTCTAGTTGCTAACCCATTCGTTTCATTGGATGGTACTGGTGGTTTGACAGCTAACGAAAACTACTACTACCGTCGTGTTAAGGTTACTAACTTGATGTAATCCATCGAGTTGGCTACGAAGCCGACATAGAAGCGGTATTTAAAAGAGGATCTTCGGATCCTCTTTTTTTATTCCTAAATATTAGTATGACAATTAATCAAAAGAGATACCATGGCTAGTACAATCACATGTCCATTTCCAGCAAACATTAATCCATTATCACCTAATGGTTTTATGTTTAATGTTCAGAAATTGCCAAACCTTTCTTTCTTTTGCCAATCAGTAAATCTTCCAGGAATTACTCTTGGCTCTCCTGAATTTAGCAATCCATTTAATGTATCACCAATTCCAGGTGAGACCTTAACATATGATCAATTAACTGTACAATTTTTAGTTGATGAACAAATGGCAAACTATACATCAATATACAATTGGATTGTTGCATTAGGATTCCCAGAAAGTTATCAGCAGTATATTGATTTTAACGAAAATGATAATACCAATTATGGCGAATTAGCAAAAAACTATTCTGATGCTACATTGCAAATACTAACTGGTAATAATAATGTAGTTAAAACTGTAAGATTTATTGATATGTTTCCTATTGGATTAGACTCATTACAATTCTCAGGAACTAATAACGATGTTCAATACCTAATTGGTAATGCAACATTTCGTTATGCTTTGTATAAATTCTTGTAAATCAAACTTGATTTTTTTGTAAGATTACTGTATACTAACAGTAATCTAAATTTGAGGTTATTATGAATATTGAACAATTGCAAGAAGAGTGGGACAAAGACTGCGAGATTGATGATAATTATCTCGGTGAAACAACCACAGCAACTCCCAAGTTACATGCCAAGTATTTAAAGATGCTTGTCAATGTCAAACTAAAACACACTAAATACCAATCAGACTATAACATGCTTCGGAAAAATAAATTCCGATTGTATCGTGGTGAACTCTCACGTGATGAGTTAACCAATCTTGGTTGGGAACAATGGCAAGGTGTTAAGCCACTAAAGAATGAGATGGATGAATTTCTCTCAGGTGACATCGAACTAAATACATCAAGAGTCAAGATTGATTATCTTGAAACAATGATTTATTTTCTTGAATCTGTTCTTGGCCAAATCAAAGCCAGAGACTGGCAGATTAAAACTGCAGTTGAATGGAAGAAATTCTTAGCTGGTATGTAATGATAAAAATTGAGAAGTTAGACGAAGTTTATGTTAGAGTTTTTAGCGATGGTTCTATTGAACAAGAACTTGCTGACTTCTTTACGTATGAATATCCAGGTGCAAGATTTACACCTCAGTTCAGAGCAAGACTCTGGGATGGTAAGGTTCGTCTATACGATCAAGTTAGAAAAACTCTTTACGTTGGTCTAGTATCATATGTTGAAGAGTTTGCCACTCGCAATGGGTATGGCATTGAATACGTAACTCCTGTATTTCATCAAAACAATATCACACATCAGATTGTAGAAGACTATGCTAAGTCACTTGATCCTCATGGTCGTGGTAAACCAATCGAAATCCGAGACTATCAAATTGAAGCAGTAAAGACTGCTCTCGATCAAGAGCGCACACTGCTATTATCTCCCACTGCGTCAGGAAAGTCATTTATAATTTACACCACGATGCGTTGGCATATTGCACATGATCGTAAATGTATCATTATAGTTCCAACGACTTCACTTGTTGAGCAGTTGTTCACTGACTTTGAAGACTACTCCTCTGCCAATGGTTTTAATAC